CCAATTGCTCTGACTGATTGAGCCAAATGCAAATGAATAAGGTGTACCAGACTTAGCCATATTGAGTGCTGCGGCTGCACTTGTGGCGTCAAAAAGACCTGAGCCGCTAAACTCCCAATTGCTTGTGGTAGAGATTTTTGCGGGAGAAAGTCCGTGGTCCTTACTGCTAATAGACTCAGTATCTACAGAGTAATTCAGTCCGTTGGCTGTTGAGTAATTAAATGTCTTGTAAGCACTGCCGTTATAGTAAAAAACTTGCAGTTGGTTTCCTTTTTTCATAATATATTATGTCTATTTAATTTTTATATTTATCTGTCTGCTTAAAATGCAGTTACATTAACTAAAAATGTGAGTCTCTGCACAAATACATTTTCTATCTAATCTTCTGTTGCACCAGAAAATCTAATCTGTGAAATATAAATGTCACTGTCTTTATAAGCACTGTTTTCCAACAATTCCCGGACTGCCTGAGCAATGTCAATAGTCTAACTGTAATCATCTGAGACACATATAATGACTACCTCTGTAGTGTCCTCACACCATCCATCTTTAGTGTACTCACTCATTATATTTGAGTGCATAAAACTGATATATGGAAACTCAGTAGGTGCCAGAACTAAAGGACGTATATTCTTAACATTAACCAGTGCTGTAACCTCTGCTGATTCTGTCAGAAACTTATTGATGTATTTGTTAATATGTAGTGCTGTTTTCATCTTCATTTCGGTGCATTTTTATTGATTAAGTTAGTCAAAACTTGGTCTAATGAGACAGTCAGATTTTGCATACTGTTTTCTGCTTTCTGAAAGAAATTCAGTGCTTCGATTTTGCCTAATTTCTGACCTGTCTTTTTGCTTACACGTTCTTTAGTTCCACCTTCAAAGAAACGTGCTCTGAATGTTCCTGAGCCAGAACTTCTAACACCCATTATATGGACTTTTGTAGTAACTTCATCACCACTGCTTTGCACTCTGCTTACTCTGACTGCATCAATCAATTTGTCTTTATATCCGCTCTGACTTGGACGTGTAGCAACTGGCATTGCACCACTGAAAAACTCTTTGACTGTCTTTTTGTAATCGGCTGCAATAGTTCCCAGTGCCTTTTTATATAAATCAGTGCATTGGTCACTTGTGAAAAAGTCTAACAACTTTTCCACCTCATCTGATTCGATGGTCATTCCGACTGATTGCTTATTACTCATTAATCAATTCAGTTACTAAAGTTTGACTGTTATTCCGTTTGTCGGGGTTGATAGAAATGATTCTGTATTGCTGATTATAGTAGCAAATTCTGTCAGTTGGTAATATGTTATGATAGTATCTCACAGTAAATTCTACAGTCTCAGCAAAGAAAGTTTCTTGCACATCTACTGTCTTTGAGCCAGAGAGATATTTCACACTGGCTTTAGTCTTGGTGAACACTTCCCAGGACTCTTTATCTATGCCGTAATCATCACGCATTTTCTGGCTCCTGAGAATAGTGATATTTTCATTCAAACTGCCTGCTCTCATACTCCAAACTCAGTGTCAAATTTATATGATTTATATGGCTGTAGCAAATACTCATAACCCTGCGGGATCGGCTAACCCTGAGCAAATGAAATAGACTCTCTGTTAGCATACCAATGACCCACTAACAGCAATATAGCATGATTAACAGACGGTGGCAGTTTCCCGGTGCTACTGTCAATTATCTCAGCCAGTGGACGTGCAATGTGATTTGCTACTGCATTTTCTGCGGCTAAAGTCAGTGCTTTTATATATTCATCATCTTCAATATAATCTTCATCAATATTAAGATGCTTTTTCAAAATCACAGTGTCAATATACATAGTGTCAGTGTACTATCTTTTTTTATTTATCTGCAATAAAAAACTCTCTCTGACAGACTGCCAAAGAGAGTGAAAAGAAAAATATAAAATCAAAATAATTAAAGCCAATTATCAGACTTTCACATAAGCAAAAGCACCGGGACGGGCGTTCTTAAAGTCCACATAAGCATTGACAATGATATTAACCTGTCCTGCACTCAGTGAGGCAGTGTCTCGCACAATATCGAGCTGCACATTGTCCCAGGTACCAATGACACAGTTAGACCAGTCACCATAAATTGCATTAATACTAACATCATTCAAGTGACCTGTAGAAAGTACGGGAGTGCCGTCAATCTCACCAGATTCAAGTGCCAACTGAGTAGTCTTTGAAGACTTAGGCATTGCACGCAACTTTGCTTTTGCAGTAGGAGAAATAACCCACTTGCACTTGTTCACATCTACACCAATACCCTCAACTGCGGCCTCTGCTGCGGTGATACCTGCAAAAGTGCTACCGTCATTGATAGAAGCATTAGCGGGCCACTTGCACAGTCCTGCATATACATCTGTACTCTCTGCCTGTCTGCCAAAAGCCTTGTCCTCTACTGCGGCATACACTGCATTAGCCAAATCTTCCCTAATCATCTGTTCAATTCCGACTGAATCCTGAGCCAGTAATTCCAAACTTACGGGGACCTTGGCAGTCACACGCTTCGGACTGAGTTTCACACTTGTGATTGCACCACTGCCATCACTTGCATTAGCAACTTCACCAGCAAACTTTGCCTCAGTTGCACCAAATACGGGAACCTGCACATTATTTTTGATACCAGTCAGCACACGGACGCCAGCATCAGTGAGGACATTCTTTGCACGCAATGGGGCAAAAATATCAAACACATCAGTTCCGACTACATCTGTACCCTCATCAGATACAGTGTAGGCACGCATATCAATTTTGTTAGTTCCGCTTTCAATTGCACTGCGGATTTCTTTAGTTAATGAAAACTTTTCCATTGTAATATTACGTTGGTTTTTAATTTTATCTTCTTCATCTTCTGTCTCAGTGTCATTCTCATTTTCTGACTCTGATTCAGTGCTTTCTTCGGTGTCTGTCTGAGTGTTGTTTTCTTCATCTGAATTGCTCTCAGTATTAGACTCCGTTTCATTATTTATCTCAGTCTCTTTTTCTTCATCTGATTCAGTGCGGTTTTCTTCATCTTCTGTCTCTGATTCAGTAGTCTCAGACTGATTCAACTGATTTTCAAGTTCTGCAATACGGGATTTCAGCATTTCAATTTCTTGCTGTTCCTGTGTCAGTTCTTTAGTCAATTCGTCTTTGTCCATATTTTGTAATTCATCTAATTTGTCTAACGCTCTTTTACTGCACGTGGTGGACTCATAAGCGGGCTGATAAACCGGGCTAATGTCATACAACCGACCAATTTTATAAATGTCTCTCTGAATCACTCCGTCTGCTCTCTTGGTCCACTTGTCTGCACCTTCTTCCTGAGCAACAGTAAAAGCAAATGAGGACTGTGAAATTTCACCACGTTTGATGTGCTCCAGTAACTCGTCTCCGTGAGTTGTCTGTGGTGCTTCAAACTCATAAAACAGGCCGTCATTATCTACTTTTAATGACAGTGAGCCAGTGCCATGATTGGACCTTGCTAATACAGTTTGCTCATTGTGGTTTAACAGTGCGAAAACATCTGATTCTGTAATAGTTTCATTTGTGATTGCTCCACGGTGGATTATTTCAACAAAACCAATATTGACAGATTCAGTGTCAAAACGGACTGCATAGCCACTGACCAAACGGCCACTTTCCGCGGCTCTCACTTCCGCTTTTCTGATTTCTTTATTGTTGTTTTCCATATAGTATTTATTCAGACTCTTTTTTTACAGAATTTTGAGTAATGTCTGAGTATGCTACAGTTAAAGTGTCTGCACCATCTACTGCATTTAACCCTAACATCTGCCTTGCCTCATTTTTGCTGATTACACCAGAAGAAACAAGTTTAGATAGATAGTCAGCGGTGGACTGTTTGTTAGTCCTTAACAGTTCATTTTCATCAAAATCAATGAAAATGTTATTGGACTCTGCAGGACTGATTAACTTTCTGTTAAACTCCTCTTCAAACAGTGTGAGAATTGGCTAAATACACTGCACCAGAAACTGTATATTTACATTCTCAATATTGTTTATTTGGTCACCTTGTAGGAGTGACAATGGCACACACAAATATCTGGCTACCTCAGCAATGTTAAACTTACGTGACTCTATTAACTGAGAGTCTAAAGGAGTTGTGGAAAGTGTAATATAATCAAGGTCAAACGGCAAAAACTTCACCAGATTATTAGATTTGGTAGTGTTAATCTCACCAGTGACTAACTGCATTGCATCTGCTGCCTGTTTGCCTAACATTGGGACTTTACTTTTTAGTAACCCGGTTGTCATTCCAGACTTTGCATAAAAGTCCAGGGCTGTGTTTTCTACATAGTTACTGAGTTCTACGGCCCTTGCAGCATACTTTAGTACACTAATTCCATTTATACCGTCATCACTGCGTAAGTAAAAGTGCATAATGTCATTTGGCTCAACTTTGCCAATGTTCTGCACACTGTAGTACACTTTCCGGGTTTTACGGTTGTAATATATAACTACATCTGTGGCGGGAATATACTGCAATTCAGTTACAGTGTTGTCTTTGGCCCGATTCAGATATATAAAGCCGTTTCCGTGTCTGAGCATATCAGAAACTGCACACTTAATTAACATATAGTGAGTCAACTGTGAGTTCCTGAGTGCAAACCTAATTGAGTGCTCTTTCAGTGTACTAACTTTGTTGTTTTCGTCTCTCTGTTTAACTTCAATCGGAATTTGTGCAAGTGTGTTTGAAATTAACTCTATAGCACTGTAAATTGCACTCAAAGACATATAAGAATTTGAGTGGAAATTTACTATATTTAAGCCACTGTGAGAGTAGTCTGTTAGTTGGACCTCTCTCGTCTCTGGCTGTTTGGATTTAATGAAAATATCTTTAATTGACATAGTAGATGTATATGTCTTTTTCTTATTTATCTGTAGTCTGATTTTGCTGTTCTAACACATCATTCAACAAAGTAGAAATGTCAAAACCTCCTGACTTTGCTAAATATGCTCCCAGTGCCTCTAACATACTGATTACACAGTCAATTTTCTGCATTTTACTTTGTTTATCAGGTTTGCAATTATCATTATGGTCACTCTTAATTCTCACATTACAAAAACACCATCTGACCAGTTCTGAAACATCAATAATGACTTTTCCACTTAACAGTAATCTTTCAAACTCTTTAGTTGGTTTGTTGAAATTGCCTAATGACTGACTAAACGGCTACATTGGCAGTCCTGCATTAGTGGCGCTAATACTAAACTGTGTACTGTTCCATGAGTCATAAGCCACACTCATTATATAACAGTCATTTTGTAACTTCATCATATCTGCTAATATATAGTCATAGTCTGTGACGTTTCCGGGTGTAGTAGTCAGTTCATCGAGTGAAATATAACGTCTGTAGTTTGCACTGTTAGCATTGTTTTCAATTGACTACTCTGGCAGATAGCAGAAAGTTTTGAAAATGTACTTATCAGGGAAAAATGAGCGGGTTTCAGACGGTGGAAATAATGCAGTCCAACAAGTGAGGTCTGAGACTGCGGCCAAATCTACACCTATATAAGTTTCTTCACCTTTCAATTGCTCTAAATATACGTGTTCCATCCGGGCTGTTAAATTAGTGTCACTTATCCATGTTTCTACACTCTAAACCCAGCAATTTAGTGTTTTGACTTTGACATCATTTTCAATCAGTGAAGAGGTTTTAGCCTGAGTGATACGGTCCCGAATATAGTCAATAGAGACAGTCACATTTAAGTTTGGATTAGACTTAATCCAAACAGTTTCGTCAGTCCAATCATCACCTTCATCAAGTGTGTATATAAATGCCACTAAACTGTCATTTTCTATTCTGCCTTGCAGTACATCAATTGCACTTTGCCGCATCTTATAATACGGACATAGTGTATTATGTCCGGCCGTTGTAACTACAAATGATAATGGGTTTTCTCTTGCTCCCTACGAACTGGCCAACACATCATATAAAGTAGTGTCTTTTGCAGCGTGCATTTCATCTTCAACGAATAAACTTGCTGAATATCCGTCAAGTGTTGCGGCGTCACTTGCAAGGACCTGAATAAATGAATCAGTCTTTTCAAATTTGACTCTATTCAAATTTGATTTCAAGTGTCTGCCTTTAGAGTCCATTCTTTTTGATACGTTTTTGCACATATCAAACATAATTCTGGCCTGTTGTCGGGAATTGGCTACAATGTCAATTTCTGCACCACTTTCTTTCTCACCAATCAGGGCATAAAGTGAGAGTGCTGCAACAAACATTGATTTTCCTTGCTTTCTTGCACAGTCCAGAATGACGTGTTTAATCACTCTGTTATCAGTGTTATTGTAGTAAAAGCCATATACATAATATATTATAAACTTTTGCCACTCTGAGAGTCTGAATTTTTGACCTGCCCATCGACCTTGAAAGTGTTCTAATTGCTCTACAAAGTTAATCACTCTGTCTGCTTTGTCTGACCTAAATTCTATGTCTGTCCGGGTTAGCCAATTGAGATAACGCTAACAGACATCTTTAGTGTACTAACAAGTGATAATTTGACCTGTCAGCACACTATTAGCATAGTCTGTGTATTTGTTATCTATCATAGTTAATTAGTCACTCAAATATTTATCTGTAAAATCATCTGTCTCAACTGTGGGAGTCTTAATCATTGACTTTGCTCTTGGTGACAAACCAAACTCAGCAATGACTTTTTTCATTGCACCTATACAGTCCAACATCACGGTAAAATATGTGCTCTTACACTCAGTCTTTCCGTCATTTATCTGAGTGACAATATTTGCAGTTTTTTGAGTGTCACTCGCTTCTAAATAACAAGTGTATAAGTCCTCTAATTGCTGTATCTGAGCACTCCACTCGTCGGGTAGTTCTCCGTAGTCTGCAATAATTCTTTTCTTTACTGCATCAATGTATTTTTTTACTCTTTTATCAGTTGCCATAATTAAAAAAATATGTAATTTTATGTAAATTCTGACTGCCTCCCTGTGAATGAGTGCCGTGTGTATCACCGGGAATTTGGGGCGAGGTGCTCTCCTGAGTGAGCCGGGAGTGACCCATCGGGGGGATTTTAGGACTTGTTAGATCTGCCCAACTAATCCTAATTTCTGAGCTGCGGACTGTCACCGTGGTGACAAAAAATATATGCTTTCTTCTCCTTACATTTGACTGTAAACTGTTTGTGATTACAACAGTCAGAAATTGATGAGAGTCTGCACTGCATGGCATCCGCTGCAACACTCATTGTCGGAAACACTGCAACAAATTCACCGTCTAAAGTATAACAATCGACCGCCTTCTTATTATTCTTTTTCTCATTAAAAGTGTAGCCATTTTCCATATATTTAGCATAAAAACAAACAGTCTGTATATGTTTTTGTATTGCAGTATTATTAAGGCAGTGTAATCTATATGTTATAATGTCTGACAGTCTCAAATTATAGCGTTTAGCAATGATTTGCTCTTTATGTATAAACAGTTCTCTTTGAGTGTCTGTCAGTTCCAAAGTGTTAGTCTTAAAAGCAATGTAATTAGGTGCATCAAGTGCAACCATATTGTCAACATCACATAGAATTTGCATTATCTCTGGCAGTGTCTCTAAATACCCAGGAAACACTACATAAACAACAAACTTTGCAGTAGTCAGAACTTCACCACCATCTTTCAACAAATTCACTTCATCAAACATCTTATCTTTTAAGTAGTCAGACTGTATAAAAGACAGTGTTTCATTTCTCCATGCTTCTTGTTCAATTCTGAGTGTAGATAATGCCTGTTGTGTACTGCCAGTTATATTGTAGTCTTTGTGTTTGACTATGCTTATATACTACTGTAGATTATTCAGTGCTTTAGTGTCTAACAACAGTGCTGTTATGTCCTCAGTTACTTTCATTTTTATATGCGATAATGATATTTTTCTCTTATCTTATTTATCCGATTTTTTAAGTAATCTTTCTCAATGTCTGACAGTAATTCAGGGTGTCCGTGTATTGCACCGTGTTTTGCTTTAGACAGTGCAATTAAATTGTCTGAATCTAAAAATAAAACAGTGATTTCATTCAGTGTTTTGCCTGTCTAAAATGGACTTATTAAATGGTGTATGTCCTCAGCAACTTCTACTTTGTCAGATAGTAGTGATAACTCGTCTAATGGGTGTAGTGAGAAATATGACTGTCTCAGTGAGTGCCATTGAGGTAAATGATAGTAATACTATCTCAGTTGTCTATTAGTCTATTCAGTGACTATCTAATTAGTTGGTTTATTCTGTTTTTTATACTCTCTGTTTATCTGTTTTTGTGTTATGATAGTTGGCATAATGATAGTATGATTTACTATATTTATAAAAGAAAAACAGAGTGGCAAATTAGCCACTCTGCAATTAAAGAAATGAAAAAAATAAACGCTATATCAATATTGTGAAAATAAAAACTATCTCCTATGTTACTCAGTAAATCTAACTAATCTTAGAATTGTCTCAAAAACTGTTTCTTTAAACCAGTTCATATTTTCTTCTATTGGTTCAAAATCATAATTATTTATTAAACTGTATGTCAGCCTGTTATATACTAAATTTGATATTTCATATTTTCTTTTCTTAGGCTGTACCGATGATATAAGATTCGATGCAACAGGTATTGCTTCTTTTACATCATCTTTCGCATACGGTTTGTTATCCATCTTATTATAAAATGCTGCCAAAATAACATCGTATGCCTTTATTAGTTTGACTGACTCATAATCATTTTTGCACTCCCGGTAGACTTTATTACGCATAGTCTCCATTAAATTATTACTTACCATTTTATTTATTGCTAAATTTATTTTTGTATGAGCATTTTAATTGCCCCTCTATATATTATATATTTCAGACTCAAAAAATTGTATTTTGTACTACAAATTCAGTCACCAACCATTTAACCCGGTCACTCTGTGCGTGTAGTTCATCCCAATAAAAGCCAATACACTTGTATTTCTGTGAGTGTTTACCACTGAGTATTTTACTGAGTGTCGCACATGGTATGTTTGTAGTCTTTCTCCAGTTGTAAAACTGTACTGACCCATCATCAAACACTAAATATAATGCTCTGTCTCTCTGTCTGCCTTTGTACTGTCTGTTTTTGCAGTTTGTTGAATGACTCACCCAACGCAAATTTTCTACTCTGTTGTCCTCAGTGTTGTGATTAACATGGTCACACTCTGCACCATCAAAAAACTCTTCTGGCTTAAATGCCATTAAAACCGCTCTGCCGACCTACATACAGACTTTTTTATTATCATCTGAGTACAACCAGACATTAACATAATTGTTATAACATTTATGAAGGTGTAAGCACTGCAAAATGATATTGCCGTTAGTGGCTTTTACAGTTCTGTAAATAGTACCGTTGTCACTAATCAGGTACTTAGAGAAATTTGGAATTGTCCTTAAATTTGCCATAATAATTTTTACTTTCATTCATTTTATATATATGAGCATTTGACTTTGCTCATTATATTTATCTCAGTGTAACATGGTCAAAATTCACTTTCCTCAGTGTGTTGTGAAATGTTGAAAAGTGACATTGGATTTACACAAATTTCATCATTATTCACTAACATTTGACAGAGTTTGTAAACTTGCAAACCAGCAACTAAACAGTGATTTTCAGAGAGTAAAATGTCTGATTTACGGACTTTCCCAACAAAACATTTCAGTTTGTTTGTAAATAATAATGTAGATGTGATTACTAAAAAGACTTTATCATCTTCAATTGTCAGTATTGAGGTGACTAAATCATTACTCAGTTCTTTCACCTGTATAGTGTTATTGGTGAATTGTTTTAATGGTGTAGCGGAATAACTTCTAACTCTGTTCTTAACTCCTAAAATTAGTCTCTCAGAGTCCAAATAAAAATTGTTCTTTTTCATTGCTTACTTTCATTTTTTTTGATTTTATTTTTAGTCTGTTATTAAACAGTAATCTATTATGCTGTTTGTAGTAGTGTCCCACAATAATTTGTAAGTCCATGAGGTTTTTGCAATAGTCAAAACTACTGTGATAATTTCACAGTCATCTTTTACTTCTAAATTCTGCATTTGTACTTTTGCATCTACATTTGGACTTATCTCAAATGCTTCTGTGAGGTAGTCAATTATTAGTTTCCTGAATTGCTCAGTGTATTGCTCAAGGTTGTATGCAATTAGTTTCATTATATAATCGGTTTCATTTTTATATTTATCTCAGAGTTTTAACGGTGAAAATGGAGTTTACTTTTGGAGTCTGTTTTATGGACTTTATGTAAAACTCACACAGTATATGTGAGTTTCTAAAAATCATCTACAGTTAGTGAGTTTTCTAAAATCACTCTATTTAGTGACTTTGTTTGTATGACTCAGTTTGTGGTGTATTGTAAAAAAGTTGTGGATTTTATGAAAAATATAGAAAAATGTGAAATTTGGGGTGTTTTTAATTCCATCTCATATTTTGTAGAAAAATTCTATATTTTGATGGTCTACCAATGTTTAAAATTCTCATTTTGCTTTATAGAATAAATGAGTTTTTTAATTATTGGTAGACCATCATCACGGAATGTTTTTTCTATTTTTTTTTTCAAAACTTCACCAGTACAAA